ATTTAATATGAGCAATTGCAACACTACTACACAAATCGACGAAAATTTATGTATTGGGGATAGTTTATCTATCATCAATACAAACTTCTCAAATTTGGATTCTGTGACATGCAGTTTAAGTAGTTCTCAAAATTCTTTAATATCTGACTTGAGAATATATAGCACGATTTTTAATAATAGCACTGTCAACATGTTAAATTTAATGCATAATGCTTCAGCTATATCAGTTGTGACAGTATCTCCACCAACAGTTGCATTAACTATTTTGACAGGTGGTGGTAATCGTTCTGGTAGTGGGGTTGTAACTAATAGTGTTCCTAATACAGCTAAATTTATACTGTTTAGGGGTGATATACCTGTGCAAAATTGGGGCGATTTAAACTATTTTAAAATTGATGGTGTTAGTATATACACAAAACCTATAGCAGTGTCAGGATTAACTTATTTATATACTGCTATTCCATATAAATCATCTTATGGATACACTTGGAGCAATAATAGTTCTTCTCAATCTACATATAACCTTAGAATTGTTGGGTATTACTAAGAAAAATTTAACATTTTGAGATAAATAATAATATAACCATGAAAAACCAAAACGAATTATCAGACATTTATTCTAGCAGAGTTTTAGTAACTGAAGCTAAGGGTAAAGCAAAATCCAATAAAGTAGTAGACCAAACAGGAGAATTGGAAGGTGCTAAAAAAGCTAAACCAACACCAACACAGGGCGGAACTGAGAAGGTTGAGAAATACGTTAAAAAACCAGAGGATAAAAAACAATTTTCTGGAGTTAAAGGAAAACCGTCCAAAGTTAAAGAGTCTACATTACCTAACGCTTTTGATAGAATCTTTAAAAGCGTATTGAACGAAGAATTTGAAGTATCTCCTGAAGTATCTGATGAAATGTCACAAGACGAAGAAAACGAGTTAGATACCGAGTTTGGTGATAGTTCAGAAGGTGATAGTTCAGAAGGTGATAATTCAGAAGGTGAAGGCGAAACTGAAGGTGATTTGACCGTCCAATTACAGGATTTGGTTAATAAACTTCAGGATATCATATCAAATCTTTCTTCTGAAGAGGAAGGTTCTGAAGAGGAAGAATTAGAAGGTTCGGAAGAATCTCCAGAAGGTTCGATTGAAACAACAGAGGAAACAGAGGAAACAGAGGAAACAGAGGATGAAAACCCTTATGAAGAGTCTTTAGATTTGAAAGGACAGCTTACACAATTAAGCGATAAATTAGGAGAATTTTTAACCAAAAAAACGAGCAAAGTTGTTAAAGGTGCTTTGGGCAAAGCTAAAGGCGGAAAAGCATCTGAAGGCAAGATTCCAGAACAAGACGGAAAACCTAAAGCGTTCAATCCAAGTTTGAAAGCTCTCCAAAACCCAAAAGGTTCAAATGCAGTGTCTAATATTAAAAAAGGCGATAATCTTTTCAAGTAAGAGACTAAATAAAGTTTAAATAGAAAACCTCTCGTGAAACATCGAGAGGTTTTTTGTTTTATTGATAAATAATATTAAATGAACTCTGTTAGATATTTAAATAAAAGTATAACCGATAACGAGAGGAATAATTATAGTCTTTGGTGGAAAGAGCAAATCGAACACTATGGAGTTAAAGTCAATTATTACACTCATGGATATACTTTAACTTCTCATGATTATCTTTACGGAGAAGACCCAACAGCAGCATTTGAAAATTCTGGTGAAGTTATTATGGTCACTAGCATAACAAACGATTCTATACTATTATCTAAATTTGGTGTTATGGCTGATTGTGATATGACAGCAATGATACATATTTCTAGTTTTTATGAGACTTTTGGTAATGGTAAAGAGCCGAAATCTGGCGATCTCATAGAAATGCAAGAATATGGAGGATTTGGCGATAGACCAAATGGAAGAGGAGCAGCAATTTTCGAAATCACTGAAAGAGACGATGAATATCTACCTTCAACCAATGCTCTTATGGGACATTATGTTTGGTATATCAAGTGTAAGAGATTCGAATACAGTATGGAAGCAGGAATACACGCAGAACCTTTAAATACACAGATAAACGATACTACACAATTCGGAAGATTGAGTGGTGGTGCAAATCCAGCAGAACTTTTCGTATCCACTGAAGATAATGCTGATACTGAGGGTGCTAAACTGTTTGATTACACCCAAAACACTCTTTCAAACCCTTATGGGAACTATTAAAGCCCCCAAGAATTATTAGATTTCTTAGCAGCACTTAAATCAGTAATATCAAAATATACAGTTTGGGATTTACCGTTAGCTTCTATTAGAAATGCTCTAATTTTTTGCATTTCTCTTGTTGCAGGGTCTATCCTATCCATTGTAGTTTCATTTGAGATGAAATATTCACCTTTAAATTCTCTTGATATAGCAGTTCTTAAAAACATTGAAACGTCCTCACTGCCAACTTGTTCTGCACGCACTTTAAATACTTTTGGTTCCATAATATAATAATTTAACCAAACTGTAAGCTAAAATCAAATAATGTTTGATTTATTTTAGGCTTGGTGTATCATCATAACATGAATAGAAGATTAATAATAGATGGATCAAATATGCTGTTTAGATCATATTGGATATCACAGAACGGGAAATCAGATTTTGACGATAAATATGATGTTGGCACCATTTATATATTTTTAAAATCGTTAAAATCCGTTGTGGAAATATTTCAACCAGATGAAACTTGGGTCACTTGGGATAAGAGACTCACTAAAAACTCCACAAATTTTAGAAAACTATTGGCAGAAAACACGTATAAACAACAACGAGATGCCACAATTTCCACTAAAGTTCATGAATACCATGACCGCTTAGAAAAATGGATTAGCCTATTAGGAGTTTATCAAATGTATCCTAATGTTTTAGAAGCAGATGATGTAATGAGTTGGTTAGTTAAAAATAATCAAGACGGAGAGAATATAATAGTCACAGTGGATAAAGACTTATTACAATTAGTAAACAGCCAAACTTCTTGTTACAACCCAATAAAGAAAATTACAATAACACCTATCAATTTTGAATCGGAGGTTGGTGTTCCAATGAAAGATTTTTTATCATATAAAGCTCTATTAGGCGATATATCCGATAATGTAGAAGGCATTGAGGGATATGGCAAGGTTAAGAGTAAAAAGCTCGCCATTCAAGGATTACAAGGGATTAAAGAGAAATTAACGGAAGAGTATTGGAACCAATTTAATAAAAACTTGCAAATAATGGATTTGAGTGATTCGTTTGATAAGGAATTGGGAGAAGTAGACTGTTATGTGAAACAGATTGGGGAACAGCTACAAAATGTAAAACCTAACATTAAAGAGTTTGAAGAACTTTGCGAAAAAAACGGTATTTATTATTTCACCAGAAATATAAATGATTGGAAGAGAGCGTTTGTGACAGAGCAAACTTTAATGTCCTTGTTGTCCACTTTGAAGTAGGTTTATAGCATCATAAACGAATCTCTGAACATCCTTTTCGGTTATTTCTTTCTTGTTGTAATATTTTTTAACTACGTTTTCAAAGTCTTTATCATATGATACAGATAAAGAACAAGTTACATCGTCTTTGTTTGTTATATTTAAAATCTCGAATTTCATTTTACAGTGTTTTTATTTTTCATTTTGGGTAATGCTATTTCTAGCAATTTTTTGTATTGTCTTATAGACAATCTGTTGATTACAGAACGTTCCACTGTTAATACCTCTACTTCATCCATTTCGGGGTGAAGACAATGTGTTAATTCATGTATAAGAACTGGTAAAATTTCATCTCTAGGGTCTAATTCTATATAATTAAATTTTTTGTTTACTTCTACGAAATAACCACTGTTCTTTTTAAGTTTTCTAAAGATTATATATTCTATATTTGCTTCTAATTCTTTACAAATATTTTTGAAGAACTTGTTAACTTCTTCTCTGGACATTTTGATCGGTTTTATTTCTTTAGACCTTCTCATGCTATTATTTATGTGTGTTTACGCCACATTTCCATCTAATATATGTTAAATAATCATATGGAAGCACCAGCTATTAAAATGTTAGAAGATTTAACAGATAAAAGTCCTAAAAAGGCACCATATCCATTAGATTCATTGGGGGAAGATTTATCAGAGTTTGCATTTCAATTAATGGGTATCCAAGAAAAGATGAATTTAGCCATTAGAAATGCTGTTATAACAAAAAACGAGAAAAAGAAGGCTATTGCAGATAAAATGATCTTTAAATTGAAAACAATTGTTAATATAACAAATGCTTTTATTAAAGATTATGATCGTCTGAAGTTTTAGTAGTTACTTCGATCATTCTATCAATGGGGTTTGATTCAATCGGTGTGGTCAATTGAGTGGTGAAGAATTGCATTTTGATTCCATTCACCTGATTACAACTAGTGCATGGAAATCTATTTTCTTTGTTTAAAGTTATTGGGACGTTATTGGACTGTTTACAATAAGCGCATTGAACACCTATTGTAAATTTGGAAAGACCGTCTAATGCCATTATTTGCAATTCCTCCAACCTGTTAACGTCCTTTTTCTGCATTATTGTGTTATAAATAATGAAAAACAATAATTGCAATCCTAAAGATATTAAAAATGGCGACCAAAAGGCGTTACTATATAGATATATACCAAAAGATATGATAATAGATATTAAAATGGTTATACCTAAAGATAAGGATAACACTATAATTTCAGGTTTAGATATGAATTTTTTAATCATGTATATATTATATAACCTTTTTCACGTATATTTCAACTTAATATATCCTCTAATTCGAGACTATAATCAGGTTCATATATATCAACCTTAGTGTTTGGGAAGTTTTTTTGGTATATGACATCAGCAGTGTTGTCAATATACTTTAATATCTCCAATGGTTTAAGCTCTACGTTTTCGAAGTTTGAATTCTTTTCCTCGCATTTATCCCCTATTAATTCCATTGCTTCTTGCAGGGCTAACCATCTGCACAATGAATAATCGGATATTTTCTTCATGTCTATATTTGTTGTTTTGTTTTCATTTTCTGCTGTAGTATTTCTCATAAGGTAAACAGTGTGACAGGTTATTGATATAACGTCAAGACTTTTTTAGTATGTTTGCCACACTAACTTCGTATACTTCAATCGGTAAAGCTTCTACAAATCCTAGTATTTCTTCTTTTATGGCTTTTATAAAATCCTTTTTGGTTAAAGCGTATTCGTATCTGTCAGGTAATTGCATGAAATTGTATTTTAATTCATCTTCATCTAAAAAAAGTAAGAACTCTCCTAATTTTATTTTGTGAAATGCGTAAACACCTCTTTCTGCTGGTTTATTATCCTGTGACATTTTTACATGTTACCACATTTCAACGATAAATCAATATTTTATTAGTAACCACCTATAAAAGTCGTCAACAACCAGCTAGAACCATCGTATTTCAGCCCCATTATATACATTCTCGAAGCAGATAAAGATTTCGGAAATGTTATAGCGGAATCTGAAGGTCTTTTAATAGTTGCAGGTAAATCTATCGTGTATGTTGAACTTGGAGTTAACCAAAATTCTATTTTACCGCTTTCAACAGGGGCTGAAGGGGGATTTACTGTAAGATTTGCTGTCACAGTCATTTTTTGTATACCGCCAGATAGATAGCTTGGAGTTATAGTTCCACTAGCGTTTCCGTAAACGAATGGTGGCGTTTCATATCTTTTTGCAGATATTACATCTTGAGAGCTTAAATTATTTACGAACGTGTAACATGCTGCACCAGCACATATATTCGAACCTATAATGAAAGAATCACTGTGGCTGCAAGTGCAATTGCAATGTCCTCCTAAAATTGCGGAACGATATCCACTTGCAGAGTTACGACAACCTCCACCGATAAATGTGCGACTACCTGCAAGATTATAACCACCACCACCAACGGTAGAGCTATATCCACTTGCGGTATTACAATATCCTCCACTAACTGTTGAATTACAGCCAGAAGCATAATTACAGTAACCACCACCAATAGTATTACCAATTCCTCCCTCAATGTGATGACATTGACCACCGCCAATAGTAGAACACGTTCCTGTTGCACAATTATACCGACCTCCACTTATAGTGCTATAAGCACCACTGACACTATTGCAAAAACCACCACCAATAGTTGTATAAGAATTACTCGCTGTATTGCAAACACCCCCACTAATTGTTGTATTACAGGAATTAGAACAATTACGCCAACCACCACCAATTGTAGCATTACACCCACTTATTAAATTGTAATACCCACCACTAATTGTAGAACATATACCACCATTACAGTTACAGCAACCACCCCCTATCGTAGCAGCATTATTAGCAACACAATTATACAAACCGCCACCAATAGTTCCATAACATCCTGATGATGAGTTGAAAATCCCTCCACCAATTGAACTTGATCCCAAAGCAATATAGTTACAACGTCCACCACTTATTATAGAATCGGCTGAGTCTGAGGATATGCAATTGTAACAACCTCCACTAACTGTAGAACCTCCACCACTTACTATATTACAATAACCACCACCAACAGTTGAATTATTACAACAAGCAATATTACATCCTCCACCACTAACAGTTGAGTTATTACAACATGCAACATTGTAACAACCACCACCGATAGTTGCAGTATTACCATTTACCCTATGGCAAGCACCTCCACCTATAGTTCCACAAGTTCCACCAGTGCATACACAATTACAATAACCACCACTTATAGTTGCAGAAAAAGCATTTGAGTTATTACATAGACCACCACCTACAGTAGCACCACAAACAAGAGCACAATTACAACAACCACCTCCAATAGTGGTAAAGTTATTTAATGCACTATTACAGCAACCTCCACCAACAGTTGAGGCGTTGCTTTCTGCTATATTTCTGTAACCACCACCAATTGTAGAATCTTGACCGGATGATATATTATTTCGACCTCCACCAACAGTGGAAAAATCACAACATGCTATGTTTCCGCAACCTCCACCAACAGTCGAACTATTACACCATACTTGATTGCAAATCCCTCCACCGATAGAACCGTAACAACTACTTGCAGTATTTCCGAACCCTCCACCAACTGTAGAGCATTTAGAAGAAGCCAAATTCTGTTTTCCTCCTCCAACTGTTGCACCACACTCACTAGCACAATTACAGCAACCACCACTTACAGTTGCACCACACTCACTAGCACAATTACAGCAACCACCACTTACAGTTGCACCACACTCACTAGCATAATTACAATGACCACCACCAACAGTTGCGTGACACTTAGTTGCTGAGTTGTTACATCCTCCACCAACAGTTGTTGCACACCCTGAAGCTATATTGAATACTCCTCCACCAACAGTTGCACCTCTACTTGTTGCCGAATTACAACTACCTCCACCAACAGTTGAATATAAACCTGTAGCCGTGCTACTCAACCCACCACCTATAGTAGCATAGCAATCATCTATGTAGTTGCAACCACCACCACCTATAGTAGAATGACAATCCGTTATACAATTTCCTTCGCCGCCTCCGATACTGGAACCTTTACATGAAATATAGTTTTTATGTCCTCCGCTAATAGTTGAATTACATCCATCAGCGTAACTACTTAAACCACCACCTATAGTTGAATAACATCCAACTGCTCTATTACACACACCACCACCAACAGTAGAGCCATAACTGCTAGAAGTATTACAAGAACCCCCACTAACTGTTGCACATTTGCCTGAAGCATTATTGCAATAACCTCCACTTACTGTTGAACCGCTAAGATTCGTAGAATTAGTATGTCCACCACCAATAGTTGAATAACATCCATCAGCATTATTGCAATATCCTCCGCTTATAGTAGAACCACAACTTCCAGCCAAGTTGAAATATCCTCCTCCAACTGTTGCACCACATCTACAAGCAGTATTGCAATGCCCTCCACCTACAGTTGTTGCACATCTGCTGGCTGTATTATGATAACCTCCGCTGACTGTAGAATCCCCACAACTTGCAACGTTAGAATTACCTCCACCAACAGTAGAGTATTCCCCACTTGCTGTGCTACTTAATCCACCACCAATAGTAGAATATATATTAGAAACTATATTACATGCTCCACCTCCAATATTAGAATAATTGCAAGATACTGTATTATTGCACCCTCCTAACACTGTTGAATGGTTTCCATCTACAGTGTTATTTTGTCCTGCTAATACTGTAGAATATTCTGATGGTGTTATGGAACTGTTAACCCCACCATAAAAATATGGGGATTTAGCCCAATGCACGAAAGTTCCTGTGTCAGCACTTAATGCACTGGTTACATTAACAACAGTGTCTAAGAAAGTGAGATCGCCTAACGTGCTTAAATTTCCAGTGACTAATAAATTATCAAAGGTTCCGTTCAGTCCTATTATGGATTTATTTGAACTTAAACTGCCATTTAATATGAAATCTCCTTGAAATGGAGAAGCAGGGGATGCAATCGGATCAAGAGCACTATCAGGATATCTAGGATCGCTGGAAGGCGTAGTATGATGATTGTGGCGATGAAATTTGTTATGAAATCTACTGCTCATGTTTAAATTATTTAACCAAAATATTGTTTTTTAGGTGGTTTTATGGCATAAATAGATAAATAGTTAATACGATGAAAAATTTCGATTTATATTATAACACTTATATGGAAACCTTATTGGGAGAGAACAATAGTAGTGTTATTCCATCAGCGAATGATTATAACGATAACACATCACAAGACGTTTCTGATAAACTGAAAGAAGAACTAGAAGAACATTTCAAGGGACAAATAAAAGAAATAGATATCCCTTCTACTATATCTAATAAAATTAAAGCGTTTTTATGGACTGTGGATAAATTGGGAATATCAATTCAAATAAGTATCACTAAAAGTAGAATAGATAAAGATTATAAAATAACGTTAAGAGATTTGAATAAGGAAGATGATTCAGTGATTGATATACCTGACGATCATTTAGAAACTCAAATTAAAGACGTTGTGGAAAAATTGAACACTATTAAAAATAGTGCTAAGGGGCCAGAAGAAACAAGCGAAGAGAACAATACTGCATTACCAAACTTTAACTCGACAGATAACAATCCTGCCAATCCAATAAATCCCCAAACTTCTATACCAACTGGAAAAGCTGATGAATTGACGCAAAATTTCCAAACAGGGTTACAAACTTAAAAATCCTCTAATTCCAAATCGGAAATTTTAGATTTTAAATATTCTAAAGCATATTCTAAATCGACTTCCGATGAAAAATGTGTTTGGAATTCATCTATAATGTTATCAATAATAGTTTCTACTATTGATTCGTTTTCGTTATTTCTAAGGCTCATATTAGTTTATTTATGGTGTGATGTGTATTTTTTGTTGTTAAGTTATAAATTATTGATAAATAATAACGTATGGCAAAAAAACTCGTCCGCAAGGACAAAGTATCGGAAACGCTATCAAACGATGGTGTAGTTAACCAGAAACAGTCTCCATATGTATATCAAAGAGATAAAATAGATTTCTCTTTAAATATCAGAGAATTACCTTGGACTGAAAAACAAAAAGAAATAATAAAACTATTCTTAGATAAGAATACTAAAATGCTTATTTTGAAGGGGCCAGCAGGAACTTCTAAAACATTATTGGGAATATATTTAGGGTTACATCTCTTAAACGATAAAAAAGTGTCTGATATGATATTAGTCCGTTCTGCTGTTGAAAGTTCTGATGCTAAATTAGGATATTTGCCCGGTTCAGTCGATGAAAAAATGTCATGTTATGTAACACCATTCAAAGATAAACTCACTGAACTCTTGAAGAAGAATGAAGTAGATAAATTAGAGAAGGATGATAGGATTGTAACATGCCCTATAAATTATTTGAGGGGATTACATTTCGCTGTTAAATTTATATGTGCTGACGAGCTTCAAAATAGCACACGTAAAGAAATCCAAACACTACTTAGCAGAATGGGAGAGTTCTCGAAAGTCATGTTGTGTGGTGATACAGAACAGATCGATTTACCATACGGCAAATCAGGGTTCCAAGATGTTTATGATATGTTCAACGATGAAGAATCTGCGAACATGGGAATATATTGTATAGAGTTAGGAGAAGAAGATATTGTTCGCTCAGAATTTTGTAAATATGTTACGAACAAATTCAAGAAATTGAATTATAAAATAGAAGCTTCTAAAAACTTAGGAGGCCATACCAACGGTAATGGTAATGGTCATCAACATGATAATAGGAAAAACAATACTTCAGTCGAGTGGAAACCTACTCCATCAAGTTCTATGTTTCCTAGTGGATAATTCACATATCAGCATTAAATAATTTGATGAATTCTTTAAGTGCTATAGAGATAAAAATATCTGAACTAGAAGAGAAAAATATACATCCTTGGGACAAAACAATAGAGCAGTTCTTTGGGAAAGATTATGTTTTCCCTTCTATCGATTCAATTAGTATACCACCAGATTTCGATGTTAATACTATTATACCAAAGTTGAAAGCATCTAAAGGTAAGCTTCAAAATAATGTGTTTAACGGAATATCAAACGATGTAACAGTTTCACATATTAATAAATTACCGTTTCTAGATGACAATGGTGAATATGATAAATCCAAACAGAAAGATTATATAAACCTTCTTCAGATGATTAAAAATATTCCAAAGGATGAATTACAAGACGAGGAAAAAACTGGAGAACATAGTAAAAAAATACTGTATGAATTCTTGAGGATTTTTAATTAACTCATCATGCTTTTAGCGAAGTTTGAAGTAACTGCTTGTCCACCATTTACAGTTGGGACAGGTTGAGGTTTTTGACAATCTGCCGCTTGATCTCTGACTTGAGTATCATCGTCTAACAATTTTATATTTGGCATATCAACAGTGTGCTGATGGGCATTATCAGGCATTGTATGGTTGTGAGGGAAATTATAAACTTGTAGCATATGTGTATCTCCACTTGAATCTACGCCAATAGCCCAACCTGTTTGCGATGTTTCCATTGGAATGTTTGTGTATGCAATGTGTTCCATTCTTTCCGTGAATGCATTTACACCTCTAGGTGTTTGTAAAAAACCGCCGGGATCATTAGTAAATGTTTGTATATTGTTCTGTAAATCTTGCATAGACGCTTTCTGTGCATCTCCTGTTGTTGAACCCCATTGAGCCTTTCCAGTTGTCTTGAATGGCAATGCTCCTAAACTTGTTGGTTTAGGGTCTAGTTTAGTAGTAGTAGCAGAAACGAAATGTAATTCACCGTCAATATGTGCTCCTCCACTAACAACCATGTTTCCATCTACTCCTAAAGTCGCATTAACTTGAACTTGTCCAGTAGAACTTCCGTTAGCTGGTGTTAATTCTATTGTCTTTCCAGTTAATTTTAAATGGTTTCCTTCTATTGTTGTAGTTCCTATGCTAGAACCTATGTTCATTTCAGCACCAGTTATTTTTGTGATGCCTCCGACGATATTTAAATTTCCTAAAGTGTTTAATTCTATTCCTTGAGCACCAGCTAACAATGTAAATTTATTGCTACATTTTATATAATATTGTCCGCCGGGTGTAGACAAAGGATTAGTCCCATTTATTTGATTTGTTGTAGCAGTTCCTCCAGTTGTTCCACGTTTTCCAATATTCGTTTTCGCTTTTACTGGTTTTCCGCCTTCAACTACTGAATATGATTTAAGTTTGTTGAATCCTACACCTATTTCAACAACTTGATTTCCTAAAACTGATACATGCCTAGAATTTGTATATCCTCCAGTGTCTAATTTAGCTTCTGCTGCTAAAATTGCATCACTATTTTTTTCAGCCACCTTGACAGCATTTTTCTGTTGCTTGCTAGTGTCTGATGTATCGGTGAATGTGCCTTTACCTCCACAATCAGGACAACTACCTTCATAAATAGATTTTCTGCTGATGGTTTCTGCCTTAGTAGGTGTAGAAACCAGAGATTTTAACATTAATACGGCAGATTCTACTACTCCTTTCCCCATCTCTAAGAAAGATTTTTCTTTTTTGTTTGCTAGTATATCACCACTGCAACTTGGACATTTTATAGTTTTTTCGCTCATATTATTTTTTCAACATTTCGTCGTTTATTTCTCCGATAAGTTTTTCTATTTCGTCAATTGTTTTGTGAACGTTTGAATCGGTTACATTTCCTACCTTTATATAACAATCTCCGTCTATTACAGTATTAGATATGCCTTTTGTGTGTGTCTCTCTATTAGATAATCCAACATCGAAAATATTTCCATCAGCATGAGAGTGATATTCATCGGCAGAATATAACATGGTGTGATTCTCGTTGAATTTTATATGACTTCCAGCATATGACACTAAAGATACTTCATGAACTCCAGCACCTTCGACAGCTATCAACCCTCCACCCTTATTAGGTAGCATAGTTGTTTTATTTACTGCACTTTCTCCCATTAATTCTGGATCGTTTCCAAATCCGGGACTTGCAGACTTATGTATACTACTCCACTCAGAACTTCTATATGCTGCTGCAAAATAAACAGGGAATAATGGATTACCCTCTCTAAAGAAACACCATAATAATGCTCCTTCGGAAGGGACTGAGAACACTCCTTTAGCTACATTAGTTGTATCATAGGTTGATGGAACGTTGTTTGTTGTTGTTATCGCTTGTCCTGCTGGTGCTGACATTGATCCATCACTAAATCTCCATCTTGCTGAAACAGATACAGGAGGAGTTAAACCTAATGCAGCACAAGCTCCCGGATTTAAATCTATTCCAGCACCGTTTTTTATATTCGCCTTGCTAGGCATCGTATCTTGTAATTGACAAATAACAGTTTTCCCACGAGCTTGAACCTCTATTAGAGTTCCAGCAGGGCTTCCTAAATGGCTCCAATCTTCACGAGGAAGAGCGCACATAGGAACGTTTGATGCGGTAACAACCCCCCATTTTCCAAGTCCATTATCTCCTGTGGCGAAACTTTTATTCTTTTGGTAATCTGCAATATCAGCAGCATCAGCAAAACTAGTGGCCTTTACATTATTCCAAGGAGCTTCTGATGTAGTGTTTGAATTGTTATCCCCTTCTGGATTTGGTGTTTCAGGAGAGGGAGTTGCATCAGGAGCAGCAGCAGCAACATTATTACTTTCTACTGGTGATGTTGAACTTACTTTAGCACCAGCACCCATCGGAGCACTTGGAATCTCCCAATGCCAATACTCACTATTCCCATAAGGTATATATTCTCGTCCAGCAAGCCATTTAGGAATTTGACTGAACCCATAAGATTTAGCCAAACTTGTAAATTTTACATAATCATCATAAGAATTCCATTTAAGGTCTAACGCTTTACCTACTCCATGATTTGAACGTCCGGGAGTTGCAGCTATTTCTCCTTTTTGCTCTTTTAATCTTACTTGAGTAGCATATGTTCTATACGAAGATTCAACAGTAATAGAAGAAATTCCAGCATTGTTGCAAGCAGCTTTTAATTGATTCCATTTTTCAGCAACAAAAGGATTTAAATAATGTCCTCCACCAATAGGAACTAGTTGAGATGGATCATTTGTGTCCATTCTTCCGTTTAATGGGTGTGATGATGATACACCATTTTTAGCGGGTTGTGCCACCACTCCAATATTTCCAGTTCCTACAGCATTTTTATCATAATCACCACCACCAAGAGCTTTTTGTATATAATTTCCTAGTCGATCTAAAATTCCCGGCGCAGAATTTCCTATAAGTGGCGAAGCAGGTTCAGAAAATGGTAATATCTTTTCTAAATACTCTCTAGCTTCTGGTGGTATTCCTCCTGCGAGATTTCCACCTACAGAATTAAAGGAAATTACTTCTTCGCTTTTAACTCCGAACAAATTCAATAATGTTGCGTTTAGAACTGGCATTATATGAGGAATATATACTTTAACCCTGCCTCTAGCTTCAGGGTCTTGCTTGGATATAACTATTCCCAAATAATTTCCGTAATATTCTTTCATTTTATTTCTCCTTTAATAATGGGGTTGGTTTATAATCAGGATATCTTTGTATTTCTGTTCCTAATGTGACACTTGTTGGGTAATTCGATCTGTTATACTTAATAAAGTATCTATTTGCCTGAGTAGATTCACTGGATTCATATAAAGACGTTAACATTTTTAGTTGTTCTGGATGGTTTTTACATGCACTGTCATAAACTTTATTTTTTAAAGATGATGATATCAAAGAAAATAATCCCCCTCCATTATTTCCTCCTATTCCTATAGTAGATATGGTAGATACTGCATCTAAAACTTTTTGCACTTGTGGAGGGATTAAACTATTTAAAGCTTCGGAAGCATCAAACGTTCTAATTTCATCTACAGTCAGTTTAACCTTTTCATTGTAGTATTTGGACAATGCTTCAGTAGGTTTGTTTAATATATCAGTAAATTGGTTGAGGGCTGAAGTATATTTAGATAAAACATCGGATACTCCTGCCAATTCTGATATATTAATAGCTTCTATGCCAAAAGTGTCGGATAAAGTGTTTGCTGCGTCAACGAAACTTGAGATACTATCTAATGGTATAATACTATCCAAGGCAGAGATTGCGGTTTGTTCCACTTGTGTTATAAGCATTACCTTTATCTCATTAACCTTTTGCATTGCTTCCAAAGCACCGTTATAAACGTCATTAACGAGCGTTCCTGCCGCTTTTACTGTGTTTACTAGGGTTTCTGCACATCCGAGGACAGAAGTGGCTATTTTGCCAACTTCGTCCAATTTTAAAGCTGTATATGCACCATTCAATATTTGATGTGCCTTTTCATCCGTTTTATTTAAAAATGTTGCTATTGTATTTGGAATACCTGAACTGATTCCATTCATTACACCTGTTAAATTTCCTAAAGTAGACCCCACAAATGCTGAAACAGGTTTAATATAGTCTTGTAGATTGGTTGTCTTATGTGTTTGTTTGGAAATGCTAGCAGTATTCGATTTAGAATTTAAATCGTTGTTTGTAAGTTCTATCTGTTTAGTATCAGGTGCATGGTTTTGAGCAGCTATTTGTGTAAAAGCAGCGTATTTCTCCTTTATTATTGCATGTTCCTTTGGTGTTATCGAATTACTAGCATCTGTTTTTTTATTAGAAGATAAATCACTTGCTCTTTTTGTATCTGTTGATAACGGAACTGTTGATGTCTCAAAAATATATTTCGACACTATTTCAGCGTCTTTGCCGCAACGTGTTTCTACCAAACTTCTTAAAACGTTTATGTCGTTCGAAGCATTGTTTAATGGATAAGAGCCATACATAATAGATTGTATATATTTAATCTATGGTTTAATCTAGGCAATATATATTAATCCATGAAGTTACATTGCTTGCTATGTTGTAATTTGTCAGCCAACTAGGAACTCCACCAGAACCATTAGTGAATCCTAACGCCCCCACCTGTGTTGTATATGGGGCAGATATAACGTTGAATAATATAATCCCTGTAGCTTCTGTGAATGTGAATCTTCCTTCTACAAAAGATGTTGAAGGCCCACCACTAACACCACTTGTAATACTATTATCACTATATGCCAAAGACCCTTCAGCAATTGAAGTGTAATTGCCACTCAGAGGGTTAAATTTTAATAGATTTAAACAGTGAGAGTTGGAATATTGTAAAGAACTAGCAGCTTGTATGTGATAAGTCCCTGAAGATAATAAAACATATCTGGTATTTTCCTGAGCATCAACAGAAGACACTGTAACAGAACTTAAAGATGCGAAAGAATAAGAGTGCTGGACATTATTTAAATTTCTCCAGATATTAGTTGCTGAAATATCACTTAAAACAGTTCCATTAGCTGTTACATTGTATGTATTATCATAAAGCTCAGTTAACTTCAAATCTGTGTTAGTATATGCAGTAGGATATATTTCTGTAGCTCTAAAAAATTTGTTTTTAAAGGTCGTTGAAGGGATAGTAGACGTTAAATTTATGAAATTGGTGTTTAAAGTGCATAAACTTTCATCCAAATTAGTGAAATTTGAATTTATTTTGGTTAATGAATCTCCAATACATTCTGACCCTGATATTTGCGTTGTGTAATTACATGTGCTCATATATTAATTTCCAAATATTGCTAAAGATATTACATCTGCATCTGCTAATCCACCTGTAGAAATTTTACTGTTATATACAACATAAAAATCGAAAGTTGATTGCGTTTTAGCCAAAGAAGTGTTCGTATATATCACCCAAGTTTCAGCATTTACTTGAGTTGTATTCGTATCACTAGGATTACCAACTAAGACGTAATTAGAATCTGTTAAATTGTTTGTGAACGTAACTCTATATCCTCCAGCACTCTTTCCGGGAATTCTTATAACAGAGGCAATGTTATATTGAGCATTAACCGTTAAAGTTTTGCCGTTGAAATTGATCCATGCCTTTGCTACAGATTTAGGAGATGCCATTGCAGCACTCAAAGAATTTATTTGGTTTTGTAAGGATGTAATTGTTGTCTGTTGGTTGCAAACAGTTGTATCAAGAGAAGAGAAATTATTATTTATAACAACTCTCGAATCTCCAATACAATCAGTATCTAAAATTTGTGCAGTGTAATTACAGGTAGACATTTCCAATTATTTATCACAATAAAACGAAAAATAAAGAAAAAACCTACAACTTTGACATTATAGGCTCTTCTGAATTTTATGTTTGATATTATCTTAGCAATATCCTAGATTCCTCAACCTCATGTTCTCCGTTCCCCAACCTTCTCTTCCGTTTGCAGTTAATGTTAATGTCGATGTTGAACCAATAGTCGTTAAGAAACCTGTTCTGTCAGTAACTCTAAGATTTATAGTGCTTCCAATATAACTTCTATCGATAATGAGTGATCCTGCTCCAGAAGAAACACCTCTTCCAGCAGTATTTAAGAATGTATAGGTAGATAATGCTCTAAATGCCGTGCTGGATAATGGATTGCTTCGTAAAAATTGAACAACACTTAAAGCGTTAGTCGTTAAGTTATATTCAGCAGCTACAACATTTGAAGTTGCAGATACCAATGCAACTCCATTTCCGTAGTTTGCAGTTAAACTAGCAACAGTTGCAGTGCTAGATAAAGATGAGTATTTATTGATTGTGTTTGCCATAATATATAATTATTTATCTATTTTTGATAAATATTGTTGACATATGACCAGATTCGATGAAAAAATAAATCAGATATTACTCGAAACTCCTTGGTATGACATAAAATTAGAGATTCCAATAGATTTAAAATTCGAAAAATGTAAAACGAAAGAGGATATCATCGAAAGAATTAAATTCATAGTGAACGACGAGAACAATAGATTATATATAAAAGACAATCTCATCATGTTCATACGAGCGGTAATGAAAGATAATATATTCTTGGGGTTTGTTAAGAAATATGACTGTATGGCAGAGGTTAAATCAATGTTTAGGACATTTTTAAGGGGTTGACATAATACGATTGAGATGTATAATTATCCACATGGAATACAGCTTCAATCAAATAGTAAACTCTAAAAACCCTAAGTGTAAATTACATTCAATCTATAAAAAAATCGTAGAAACGACAAATTTTTTGAATGAATACACATCATTTAAGATTAGATGGTGGTATTTCTCGAAAAATCTTACGGAATCTGTTAAATGCTTGTGTGGATGTGGTTTACCCCTAAAAAATCCGATAAAAACTAAGTATTTGCAAGGACATTCTAATAGATCAGACGAAGTTAAAGCGAATAAAGAGAAATCTGTGATGAAAAATTATGGAGTTGCTAATATATCACAAATAGAAGATGTTAAAGCCAAGAAAAAAGAAACCATGCTTAAAAATCATGGGTGCGAAACTCCATTCGACAGAGATTTTATAGTCCCTATTTGGATTGAGAAATATGGTGTAGATAATCCATCAAAATTGCAAAACGTGAAAGATAAAATAAGTGAACATGCAATAAAATACCAGAAAGAAAATTTGGAACAACGAACTCAATCATTTTTAAACAATTTCTTCGACGGTAAAATAATGTCAGATAGATTATCAAACGTTAAACCTTTATTCACTAAAGAACAATATAAAGGAGTTAATGTTGTATATCCGTTTGAATGTTTGACTTGTGGTAATACGATTCATAGCAACTTAGACGATGGGAAAGATGTTAGATGCTTTAATTGTAATCCTAATCCTTCCAAATAAATTTTGGAATCGGAACTTTTAACATTCTGTAAGAAGTTTTATCCAAATCTAGTCGAAAATGATAGACAGATTATACAGCCTTTAGAATTAGATGTTTATATTCCAGATATTAAAACTGCTATTGAAGTTAATGGAATATATTGGCACACTGAACAATACGGCAAAAATAAAACATATCACCTCAATAAAACAGAAAAATGCTTAGACAAAGATGTTAGGATCATCCACATTTTTGAGGATGAATTGGTGGAGAAGCCTGAAATATGTAAGGCTAGATTGAAACACATCTTCGGAAAAATAAATAGAAATGTATATGCCCGAAAATGTGAGATTAAACTCATATCTCCCAAGTTAAAGGGTAAATTCATGGACAAATATCACATACAAGGAAATGATAAATGTAAAATAAGTTTAGGTTTATATTATAAAAACCGTTTAGTCTCTGTTATGACATTCTCATCTCTTAGAAGTTCGTTGGGGTATAAAGAAACCAAAGAAAATGTGTGGGAGTTGAGTAGATATTGTAGCATTTTCCATTTCAACGTTGTAGGTGGAGCAGGTAAATTATTGAAACATTTCGAAAACACTTATAATCCAAAAACTGTAATTTCTTATGCTGATAGAAGATGGTCAAACGGAAATCTTTATAGTAAAATCGGTTTCATATTCGATAAATTCACTGAACCCAACTATTGGTATGTTAAAAATGATAGGAGATACCACAGATTCAATTTCCAAAAGCATTTATTATCAGAAAAATTATCGATTTTTGATTCGAATCTTTCAGAGAAGGACAATATGAACAATAATGGATATCACAGAATTTGGGATTGTGGACATTGTAAGTTTATAAAGAACTATTATTAATTTTCTTAACGAATTTATAGTTTCCACAGTCCCATATCCTGAAGAATCCGTTGTTAATCATATTCTGCTTCTCCGTTAATGATTCATCAAACGTTTCTAGCTTATCTTTCAATAAATGCTTCTGGAAATTGAATCTATGTAACCTGTTGATGTAGTCTTTAGTGTAATAATAGTTAGGTTTTGTTATTTTAACTAGTTCGAAACCTATTTTGTCGTAAACTGTATCTCCTTCCAATTTAGCCCATCTACGATCAGCATACGATATGATTTCTTTTGGTTTATAATTGGTTTCAAAGTGCTTTAAAAGCTTACTTGCAATTCCAGTTATGTTGAAGTTGAAAACCGTGCAGAATCTACTGAGTTCCCAAGTGTCTTCAATAGATTTATTGTATCCTAGTGCCTTTCTCAATTTGCAAAACGTCATAACGGCAACCAATCTATTGTTATAATATGCTCCTAACTTGATTTGAGCCTTGTCACTTCCTTGTATATGATATTTATTAAGAAATTTGGAGGACGTGTTTTTTGTTATTTCCCTTATCTCGCATTTACGAGCATATATACGCCTTTTTACAAGCTTTAGTATGTGCTTTATACGAGATATCACCAATTTCTTTTTGTGATATATCTCATCAGCGAATATTTGTATTAATCTGATGTTCTTTTTAGCACATTCTTCTGTTTTTTTGATGTGGTATTTTTCATCTCGATGGTTTTTCTCGCTATGGAAATATAAACCGTTAATTTCTATCCCTATGTTATGCTTAGGTAAAAGGAAATCTATCTCGTGATAATCATCTAACGTTTTTCTGTCTCTGGCTTTAAATTCTATTTCATTTTTTTCTAATAGTTCTGCTATTGGACGTTCAATATCTGAAAATTGCATGTCGCACTTAAAACATTTTGGCCAATGTGTTAATTGTCTGTTATAATAGTTGTAGTAATGGTTGTTACATCTCTTACACAACCATTTATAATGTTTACTAGGCCCACCACCATTGAAATCGTCGAAAGTAAATGCTGGAACAGTCAAATCCTCAAATCTTTTATATGAATCAAATGCTGATTGCAGTTTGTTCTTTCTTGCTAATTCTCTGTTAGAATTTTGAATTATGTTTCCGCTCTTTAAACGTTCTTTATATTCTTCGGTTTGGTTGTAATGTTTCTTACCATAACGAGACATATGTGTTTCTTCCATTTTCTGTTTAATTTTTTCAGATTGGAATACGTTTTCCGTTCCATATTTTTCGATGCATGTGGATTTTCTTTTGTTTGTTGCTTTTTCGTTCTTTTTAGGACATTTACAAGAACAAAAAGTATTGAAACTACATCTAGGTTTATTATATGTTAATGTTGCACCACATTCACACTTAGGATATTCTGTTAAATCGTTTTTGAATATGTATATTGCTTCTCCTCCACACATTTTCGAGAAATTGAAATTTCTTTGTGCTAGAAAGTATTTCACATGATCCATATAATTTCTATTCCTTAGAAATGAAGAACCTCCTATTTCGTCTATTTTATTTTTTAGATATGTAGAATCAAAAGTAATGTTAAAGACTGAAGACATGTTTTCGGCCATATCATAACTATAGTGTCCTCTTTTTCTAGTGTTTGTGGTAGAGCAATTCATTGGTGTTTACTATAATTATACATATTTCATGAACTGTCAATATGAAAACAAAAAGGAAAGGACACCTTTCGATGTCCTTTCCAGTGCAATAATTTGTTTGTAAGCGTTTAGCTTGACTTGATAGACCTTAGAGGTATATCGCCTGAGCACCCGGTGTGAACGCTGTTCCTAACCCTTGGCATATAACCAAGTGATAATAAAGATTCGCACCAAATATGTGATCAACAACGCCATAACGGGTCATGAGTCCCACGCGAGGTGAGAAATCATTAGGCCCGATAGTGCGCTGCACCATCACAGGGATGTAAGGACAATAAACCAATCCAGTGTCGTAATACTCTGGGCCTTTATAGCCCAATAAAGCATAATCAATAGCACTGCGAGTATAACCTGCGCGAGCACCTTGTCCAGCAGCACCGTAAGGTGCTCCTGAACCATTAATTTGAGCTTCAGTTCTTGTATCACGATAAATCTGGAATCTTCCGCCAACTGAACCCACTTTAGCAATTCCTACTGGCGTTGTGTTAACGCTGCCAGTGATTGGTTGCCATGTGAAGTTCTGAAGGGTTTCGAGTATAGCGCAGATACGAGGTGTAGCAATAATGAAATTAGCTGCACCACGGCGGTTACGAATCGCAACACGGTTTGCCTCTACAACAATTCTGTTGTAGAAGTCCCTTGCGCGTTCTCCGCTCCAACGTCCGTCAGCAGATGCGGCATTCCAGATAGAATAGCCAACATTTGATCCAGCGTTCAAACAGACTTGAATCATTCTCATGATCATTTCTCTGTCGATTTCCGCTTGGATTTCGTAGGACATTGCGTTTGTCAATTCGCTATCGATATCGATACCATTCATGTTTTTCAAGTCCTGTTCTAGCTCAACAGACCAGCGAGCAGCTAATCTACGAGTTCCTGCTTCAACAGCAGTTTTCTCGAAAGATATTGTCATTTGCGGAATGTTTGAAGTTAATTCAAAGTTCTGCAATAGACGAGCTACACCACTATCTTCAACAAGATTGTCGAATCCGGCACCACCTGACAACTTCGCACTGGATGTTCCAGTGAACGCTGTGTTCAAGTAATTATAACCTAATTCTGTATTTCCGCTGATTGTTTGTTCTCCTCCAATTGATGAGTTAGTCAAACTTCCGTCAACCGAGCCATTGTTATAGCCAAGTGCCGAAGATTCATACTTGTAACGCAATGCAAATGCCAACCCAACAGGGCCAGTCATCGGCTGAACTCCCACGATCTCATTTGTGATGAGTTCAGGGAATGTGCGTCTGATCATTGGAATAAGAACTTTAGGCAATCTCGCGTCACCTTGAGCATAAGTATCACCAGAGAACTGAGTAGCACCTGATCCGACATTACTGCCGAATACAGAACCACTACCGCCTCCAGAATTACTTGCCTCAAAGCACCATCTCTCTTGGTTTTCAAGCAAGATAGCGGTGTTTAATCTCGTATGATCGTCTGTAATAGAGCGAACTTTGTCTGAAGTGTAATCCAATACTGGACTCCACTTTTCGACTAATTGTTCAGCCTTTACTTTGTCAATGTGTAATAGATTTTCCATAGTTTTATTTTAATTTGTGTCTCCTTTTTTTTAATTTAGAGTTTTCGACCTTGTGAGAGCGGCGATTAGCGAGTAAGTCTGAGCTTACTACTATCCTTTCGCTGCATCTCGTTCAGATATCCGCCTACAGGTGACAATGATTGTCTTGTAGGATTGGATACAATAGCTGGAGCCTCGTCTGCGATTTCGGGGCGATCAATGGATTCTACAATCCTTCGATTTAGCACACTTTCTTTCACATCCTCGTCTTTATCAGCGATATCCTTTTCGAACATCTCAACTACGTATTGAAAATTCTCCTGAATAAACTCAGGTGATTTGTTCTTTAGCAGTTTGTTAACATGTGCTTTTGTGGCACTTGCTAACTTTTGTGTTTTTTGCTCAAGCAAGTAAGCAGATTCGGTCTGGTTCAATTTTTTGTTGAGTTCGACTTTTGCTTGCATTGCTTCATTTAATTCCTTTTTAAGGGAATCAATTGTTTTCTTACCGTCTAATAAAGCTTCTTTAACTTCATTATCGATATACTCTTCACTAATAGAAACTAAATCACGAATTTGATCTAGTGTTCTCTTAGATTTGATATTATCTACGGCTTCAGAAATTTGTGTGGTAGGTATATGTTTTTCGAGATAGACATCCAAATAATCGGAAATGTCATTAATCATACCTTCTTTATGTGCTGTTGCCTCTTCATTTAAGAGGGTTTCATATTTTTCAATCACTGTCTCTAACATTGCAGTGTGTTTTTCGTCAATTGCTTCAATAGCCTGTTGGAATTTTCCGCTGTGATCTTGATCGATTGCTTCAACCACTTTTTGTAATGCGATTGTGTGCTGTTCATCAATGTGTTCGACAACAGTTTTCATTTTATTTGCATGATCTTCATCGATAGATTGAATTGCTTCTTCTAACATTGAAGCATGTTTCTCGTCAAGTTTTGCTAATGAAGCTTCGAACTTGAATGCATGGTCTTGATCAATTGCTTCAACTAATTTTTCCAATTTTTCAGTATGATCAGCATCTACCTGATTTTTAAATTCTTCAATCTTTACATTAAGTTCTTCGTCTTTCTTGATGTTGTTCGATTCGGCAATAAGTTTAGCTCTGTCTTCAACAGCAGTTTCAAATGCTTTATGAACGGTTTCTAATGACTCTTCACTCAAGTCTTTAAATTGTTCCTTTAAAAGTTCTTTAAAAGTATTCATGTGTTATATATTTATTTAGCGCAATCTTGCAAATTTTGTTGACTTGGAGGAGTTATTTCTTTACGAATTTTATTTTTTAACTTCTCTTCGACAGCATTATGTAGATTCTTATCAGCGTTGGCATAATCTTTATCCAACATGTTAACGATAAAATTTTTTATGGTTTCTTTTTCCTTGTTCATATTAATTAATTCCTTTTTTGATAGCGTTGATAAAACTTAAAAGCTGTTCTTTTAAATATTCGTCTCTATTTTTGTTTGGAAGTGTTTTTAAATTTTTTTCCAATGTCTTGTAAGCGTCAATGGTGCATTCAACAATAGTTCCATCGTCTTTAATTGCCCATTCTCTGCTTTCCATTACAGATTCTAACATTGCATTTTGCACAGAAGGCTGATGAACAACGTCTAAGCATATTAAACGGAAATTGGAAACGTTTTTAACACCGCTAGTTTCATTGATTGTTCCTAATCCTCTTGTAGAGATTCCCATTTTGATGTTATCCTGAATGAAATTTTCTAATAATTTACCCATTGGTGTGCTCAGAACTTGAGATTTACCAATGAAGTAATTTCCGTTGCGTTTTAATTCGACAACTAGGTGACATGCATTAATAGGATTTATTTCGGTGCTTTGAGGATGATTCATTTCACCGATAGCACGACGAGTATGAATCATTTCTTTTTCGTATCTAGCAACTTCACCAATCATTTCATCAATGTTATATGACCTTCCGTTACCATTTGGATCACCAGCCATCATAAATGGGCCAGTGATGAAAGTTTTGCGTTCTCCTGTTTTATTTTTTTCTTCTACAAGGAAATCAATATCTTGATGGATATCTTCAACAATGAATTTTAATGACATATGTATAATTATTTATGCTATTCTGCATAATTTGTTTTTATTTAACCTATTAAACTTAAAAAAATATTATGTTTTTAGAAAATTTGTATGAAATTAAATGTTTACTTGACGAGAAACATTTAATTAAAAATTACCCAAGGAAAAACATAGGAGGGCAAGAATCCTGATATGAGTTCATCAATTCTTTTTCTAAAGTATCTTTTTCGGTTCTGCCTTCGTCTAATATTGAAGTATCTACGCTACCTCCTCCAAATAAGGATGTTCCAGAATATTTCTTTCTCACGTATCCAACTCCAATTTTTGTCAACGCCAAAGAATATCTCATCACCCACAATTCTTGCACTAAATCTTTAATAGGTCTTTCCATATAACAACCTACCAATCCTAAATAACTTTCTTCTTTAATAGGTTCAGGTATAATTCTTAATGTTTGTGTTCTATTATCGAATCTGAAGTATGGAACTTGAGCCAACACTCTTTTTCTGGTTTCTGTCCACCCTTTTAATATTTCCCAACTCACTAAATCAAATCCGAAACTTCCAATCATGTAAGAAGAATATATTTGTTGTGCCATTGCTTGTTCTAAAGTGAACAATGTATTAAGTCCAGTAGATTCCCCTTGTTCAAATGCGAAAACATCGACTACTTTTCTATAACTGTTGATATCATAGTCATATGCAGCAGAAAGACCTGATACTGCACTGCTATACATTTCAGGAGTTTGGTTTATTAATGTTGCAATATTTATTCCAACCCCTTTAACATACTTTTTAGAATCGAATATTAAATACTCTTCTGTATATCCTGCCCATTTGGTAAAAAATTGGATAGCGTTTGTTATGTAAGTATATAATTGTTGATCACTCACTTCAACATTTATTAAAGGGTGTCCCAATTGCTGTTTTATGTTTAGTGCTAACGTTTCATAACTAGAAATAATTGGAGTTAATGACGTTCCCCCTGAATAACCTGTTGGAATAATTGGCATATATATTATTTAACGGTTTATGTTGCAGGAGTTGCAGCAGGAGTTGCAGGAGCATTAGGTGTTGGTGCTGGTGCTCCTCCTATTGGTGCTTCTGCTGGTGGTGCATCTGTAGCTCCTCCAGCTTCAGGAGGCATTTCTCCGAAGTCTGGTGGTGTATCTGATCCTCCACCTCCTCCTAAATCACCCATTCCGCCTCCTAAATCACCTCCACCTCCTTCTGGTGCTTCTCCGCTAGCTTGTTGAGAAGCTATTACATCTCGGAAGTTTGGCCCCATTTCTTTGATTTGTGTTAATTCCCACTCAAATGCAGAATCTTTCCTCAACCATTCTCTATTTTCGTCCATTTGTTCAGCATTTAAGCCCAAATAATATTTTTGAGCGTATGATTTGGATATAGATTCGTTCTGAGTAGCAGATTGGAAGTTCTCGAATTTCAATTTCATCAATTCTTGCTCTCTCATCGCCATAAAGGATGAAGGAACATTGAATTCTACCTGAATTGCACGTTCTCTGAGTTTGTTTTCTTTCCAAAATTTCTTCAATTTTAGATGAACTATGAAAGAGTCACGAATACTAGTTGCAAATTGTCTTTGAATTCTAATAATATATTTTGCAAATCGCAATTCCTCTCTGGATATTTCCATTCCATCACTAAATTTCGGAGAACCCCCACCAGAACCATCCGTTATGAATCTGGAAGGTGGAACTTTCATGCTTTTGTATAGTTTCTTTAGGAAATAATTTAAATCGTCTAATTGTCCTAAATTTTGACCAGCTTGTAGTGTAGAAACTTCAGTTCCATTACCTTGAGCATCTTTAGTGAACCAATAGCTATCCAACATTGATTGAGGATCATATACATTAGTCACTCTTCCACCGTTTTGAGTGTCATAATTTTTCTTTGACCAATATTGTTGCATTAATCTCTTCAAATATGCTTCTGCTTTTGGTGCTGGCATATTACCTGTATAAACTTTGAACTGCAAACGTTCTGGTGCTCTTACAAGTCTATAAATAACTATGGAATCCTCAATAAGCGATAATTGTCTATACGCTCTTTTGGCATTTTCTATATATGGTAAGCGAAGTGTCTTAAATTCGTTCCATATACCTGAGTGTATATATGTAACCTGAGATTTTTGTAAAAATAGCAATTCTTCTTGGTCTTTTTTGTTTATACTTGCAGCAGGTTGTTGAATTGGTTTTCTCAACAAGAAACCTTTCACCACTTCATTTTGAACGTTTTGATAAACAGGATTTACAAGTTCAGTTGGGATCATTACTAATCCTACAACTCCTAAATCCATTCTTTTTTCGTCTATGATGTTTTCAAAATATAATTCACCGTCAACTAAAAACTGTCTGAAGTATTCCCATCCAGTATCTTCTAAATCGAATATTGAAATGAACTTTCTGAACTCTTCTTCTATTTTTCCTTTGATATCTTGGCTATAATCTCCTCTTAATTGGAAATTTACTATAATATCATTTTCATCTTTGACTATACATTCGTCACAAATTTCATCTATGCAGTCTGCTAATTCTGCATATGCTGCCATTCTTCGATAATCCATTAATCTACTGGTTTTATCTTTATCTACACTGGCATATACGAAAGCTTGATAATCTTTATTGATTAATATATTACCAGAAGGGTTATTAGCTAAACTTGGATCAGGAGGCGATGAAAAGAATACTGATTCGTCACTTATAATATCATCTACTCTTGGAGTGACATCACGAAATGCATCATATTTCGGATTCTTTCTAATCATGGTGTCTATGATTTGATAAGCGTATGGAAGTTTAGAAATGAATGCACCTAAAATAGAAGATTGAGGGAATCCAACTTGGGAACTTGGATATTGCCCATTTTGAGGGACTGCTGCTGGTGAGTGAGGTTTATAAATCATCTGAAATTAATGTTGAGAACTATTTAAGCATTTTTTTAAGAATTTCAAATGCTGTTTATAGTTGATTATCAGCGAAAACTGGTATTCCTACAGCATAGTCTGGTTTATAAGCACTGAAATGTCTGCAAAATGTTGTGAGTTTTCCATATCCAGCAAGATTTTCCACTATTATATCAAATCTTCCTGTTGCTGATGGTGCAGGGAGTTCTATTAATATCATATGATCAGACATTAAATTGATTGATGTGAGGGGAACCTTATATGCGAATATAGATGGATACGTTGCTGACATACTAATCACACTTAGAAATGGAGAATATGTGTTTGACGCTGAAGTGTAAGGTGTTCCAGATAGATATATGTTACTAACTCTGAAAAAGTTCTTTCCTGTTATATAAACGTTTTTTGAAATGCCAACAGTTGCGAAAGTAGGAGATACATCAACAGGATTCGGCAAAGAAGTAATTGTAAAACCTTCTAGGAACGTGCCATAATCGGTAGGGTTGTAAGATGAAAAGAAGAACACATATTTATTTAATCTTTTCGTTTGATTTTGTTGTGATATCAGATTAAGTTTGAGATTAAATATGGAACAATATGTAATCTTTCACGTAGATGGTGGTATCGGAAAAAATATCGCTGCGACTTCAGTATGCAAATCAATATCAGAAGAATATCCTGACAGGAAGTTAGTTGTAGTCACTGCTTGGCCTGAAGTTTATCTTCACAACCCAAAAGTTTTCAGGGTTTACAGATTTGGGAATCTTCCTTATTTCTATGATGATTATATTAAAGATAAGGATACTAAAGTTTTCAGATTAGAACCATATCACGCAGAAGACATGTTATATAGGAGGAAACATTTAGTGGAAGTTTGGTGCGACCTGTTTAAAATTCCATGTAGAGGTATAAAACCAGAAATATATTTGACGGAAAGAGAATTGTTATTTGCTGAACGTGCAATTAATAAAGATGGCCCTATTTTATTGATACAACCTTTCGGTGGTGCTGAAAATCAAACACATCCTTATTCATGGTCTAGAGATTTACCACCCGCATTTGCACAAGAAATAGTAGATTCTGTAAAAGGTAATTTCAGCAAAATTCTTCACATCAGAAGAGATAATCAACCACAGTTAAACAATGTAATAAATGTTTCAGATAGCTTGAGAAATTTGTTTTGTTATATTTATTTATCAGATAAAATATTGGCTATAGATTCTATGGTTCAACATGCTGCCGCTGCATTTAAAAAACCTGCTACTGTAGGATGGATAACAAATTCACCTGTTGTGTTTGGATATTCTATACATGATAATATTTTACCAACAGAACAGAAAAGTTTCAGACATTTCATTGATAGCTACTTGGAGGAATCTGATTGGGTGGGAGGAAGATTCCATGAATGTCCATATAACAATTTAAACGAAATATTTAACAAGGATAGGTTTGTTCAATCTATTTTAGGTTCTTCTAATGAGTTATTATTCGACATTAAAATCCCATCTTCCATTATATAATCGATGAAAAACATATTCTTCAATTCTTCAATGCCTAGAAGCATGTCAACACTGTTTCAATGTATTTTAAATCAAAATCCTACTATAACAGCAACACCAACCGATCCTGTTTTGGAGTATCTATATGGAGCAAGAATAAACTATACAAATACACCAGAAGTTAAAGCGATAGACCCCGATTTAGCTTTGAAAACTTGGAGAGGTTTTTGTCTAGGTGGTTTAAATGGTTATGCAGAAGCTTATAGTGATAGACCTAATGTATGCATTAAAACTCGTGGAGGGACAATACATTATAGGTGGTTCGAATCTTTCATGCCTTATAAACCTAAAATGATTTGCATGGTTAGAAACTTGAAGAGTATAATATCTTCAATGGAAAAAATACATAGAAAAAATCCAGAAAAACATCAACCGATTCAAAATCATGCTAATATGACAGGAACAACAACACCGAAAAGAGTTGATTCTTGGATTTCGTCTCCACCAGTTGGTTTAGCTTTGGAAAGATTGCAACAAAGCTTTTTAGAGGGTATTAACAAAGAGGTTTTATATGTTAGAGCAGAAGATTTAACATCTAATCCTAATAAAGAAATGGAAAAGGTATATAACTATTTAAATTTGCCAGTGTTTAGACACGATTTTGAAAATGTAGAACAAACTATAAAGGAAGATGATTCGGTGTATGGATTAACACCTGACCTACATACAATTAAAAATGTTGTATCTCCTGTTACTCCTGATTATAACGATATATTAGGAAAAGATGTATGCAAATGGATAGATTCTACTTTTGCATGGTATCAAAAACCTTTTGGTTATATTTCTTAACTGAAACCGAAATTTCCCCCCGCATTATATTCTGCACCACTATAAACTTGTCCATTAGACCAAAATTTATTACCTCTCGGATCATTATTAGTTGTTGTAGACCAATCATCTACATTTACCCATCCCAAAGTTCCGTTACAGTTTATTAAAAATTCCAACACACCATCACCAGTTACAGCTTGGGTTGTTCCTACAAATTGTTCCCATGTTCCGGAAAGGTTGGGAGTCATTGTATAAAGCGTTGTATCGTTCACTATTCCAATGGAAGGATTTGATCTTAGTAATAATACAGGAAGACTTCCATTATAATTATCTGAATCACCAAAAGAAGTAGAAGAAGTTCTTACATAAACTTTAATTGTTACACTATTCCCACTAGTTACTGCTACAAACTTTGAAGCTGAATTTAATGGCCAAGTTGCAGAGTTTGGAGTAATTCTTTGAGAAGGGGACTGCGATTTAAAAATAGTGGTGTCTGTTCGTATAATTCCATAACGAGTATACAGTCTATTATCACCTTGCACTTGTTGGTGATTCATAGAAGCAAGCCCCCACTGGTTATTTACATTTTCTAATTGATTCACATAATTAGAAATAGGTGTCCCTGCACTAGAAAATTTGCAGTTATGTAACGTAGCTCTAATAAGATTGCTTGAAGCAATTCGAATGTCTCCAGTATGAGCTTGTGTAAACCCAAATGAACTATCTTGTATAACAGCATAATCTATATTTCCATTGAAAAAGAGTCCATATGGTTCAGTTAATGTAGTTCCTGCGTTTGTAGTTGCAGATTTTATAGTTAATAAACCGTAAAAGGCGGAAGCACCACAATAAATTCCAGCAGTATTATTTCCGAAAGTGTTTACTCCTGACAATGTTGTTCCTATTGGGTTTACTCTACTTGTGGTCAACACTACACCTACCCCGTTGTTTCTCCATGAAGTTATGTTTGATATAGTTCCTCCAAGAAGGGCACTACCATATTGCTGACCATGAAGATTACCAGAATATGTAACATTACCTGAAACGACACCAGTGATAGTAGCTGCTTCATTGTACTCTATATTTGTTTCAACACTACTAGCTACTATATTATCAGTTAATATACCACCAACATCAGCGATATTCATACCAATACCACCTGAACCAACAACTAGATTTTGAGAAATAGTATATGTTCCTGTTGTAGCATTAGCAACTACAATTCCTGCACCTAAAACTGAATACACTATATTTTTAAATAGAGTGATATTATTTGATGTGGCACCGGATATGTAAAACCCTTGTGCTGATGTGATATTAGAATTAGCAAGAGAACAATATTGAATGTTTGTAATACCAGCCGCTGCAGTTTGTATGTCCACTGCTCTTTTATTTGCTGTGTTTGACCCCAAAAAAGACATTTCTACATAATCCATGTCAACTGTTGCACCATTTCTTATTAGAATATACCCTGTAACAGATGTCGAAACCCCAACGATTTTAACATTTCGTGTTAAGTTTCCTATATCTGCTTGAACTCCAGTTGATGCGTTTCCACCATGAGCATTTGTAAGCGCAACTGTTGAAAGGCTTGTTCCTATAGCATCAGCTGTTAATGCTTTAGTTTCTCTTTGCGTTGCCGTTCTTGTAGTTGAAGGGAAAACTATAACATTACCTGATTTCCAACCCGTTGATACAGAAGTTGTGCATGTTGTAGCAGAAGCAGCAGCATCAGCAGCTAGTTTAGCTGTTACATAACTTAATGGTGATCCGTGAGCATTGAAAGTGGCCCCGTTTTGTAATTCAAGTCCATAATCCACAGCAGCTACACATTTACATGATAGTGTAAATGAACTAGTAGATGGAAGTGGAATGTTTGTTGTTCCAAAATTTAATGTTCCACCTCCATATACTCTCATAATACCAGCAATATTATAAGTGTAGGATGATAGTGCTGATGTCTGTAAACTTAGAGTCGATTTATTGTTTATTGTTGTAGTTCCGTATGTGAGAGCAGATGTGTTATCAAGTGTAACTGTGTAACTTGTGCTATTTCCTGCTGATGTCCACTCACCAGCCACAATGATAACATCTGAAGATGAAGGTGATTGAGTTGTTGTTGTTCTCAATGCTCTTGACCAGTTATTTGTTGCAGAGCTATAAAGGTTAACTTGAGTAGAACTGGAAGTTTTAGCTTGAACTGCGTAGGGTATACCAGCACTTAATGTTATTGGGGTTGGAAATTTAAATACTGTCCACCCAACTCCATTATTAGCTGCCGTATCTCCAGCTTGTAAATCGGAAACATTTATAGTTACCTCAGAACCTGCAACTGCACCTGCACCTGCGCCTGAAAGTTGCACACTCATAGTACCGGTTGTACCAACTCGTAAAGCAACTTTTACAGCTAAAGCGTCGATAGTAATAGCACCCGGAATAAAAGTGGTTGCACCTACATAACTGGTAGTCAAGGCTGCATTAGCCGCTTGCGAATCCAAGAATGAAGTTGCATCGACTAATCCCCATGTAGTATTTGATGTGAAGTTTCCACTTGCTTTGGATATAAGTGTTGCCATATTATTTAATTATTTAATTCGTTTAATTCGTTTAATATTTGATTGGCAAAATCATTCATTTCTGATTCTTTACAATCTTGTAAAAAACATACTGAACGCCTTTCAATTATTTCTCCTGCATCATCCCATATAATCAAGTCACATTCTTTTTTTCCAAATTGAATTAGTTCGTTTGCGTATTTATATACCATTGTTTTTATGTTTTATTTATCTGTAAAACGAATATTACTTGAGTAGGACTACCAGAAACTGCCGTTATTTGAAAAGTTAATAAATCGTTTGCGTTAATTGTTGTAGTTGTAAAATCTGATACGTTTGTGCTTCTAACTACGTTTCCAGTTGACAAAGAAACACCAGCAGTGCTTATTAAATCTGATATAGTGGGATTTGTTGTCCCAGATGCTTTTTTCCATGTTTTTATTGTGCAAGTTCCAGTCCCTATTAATTGTATTGTGTAAGCTGCAATACTACCACTATAAACACAAGGTATATATATTAAATCATTCGCTACAGGATTGTTAAATGTTCCCCCAACAGAATTTATCCTTACGTTAGTTAATGCACTTTCTGTAATCCAACTAGCACTATTTGAGTTTAAAGTAGTAAATGCTGAATTGCCTCCAATCCAACTAGCACTATTCGAGTTTAAAGTAGTTTGTGTATTAACCCAACTAGCACTATTTGCTGTTACGGTAGAATATGTACTATTCCAATTACCACTATTCGAGTTTAAAGTAGTTTGTGTATTAACCCAATTAGCACTATTTGCTGTTACAGTTGTATATACGTTTGACCAGTTTGCACTAGTTGCATTTACAGTTGTATATACGTTTGACCAGTTTGCACTAGTTGCATTTACAGTTGTATATGAACTGTTCCAGTTTGCACTTGTATTTTGAACTAACGTGTTTACGGCTTCATTATCACTTGCACCGCCACTACCTGTACCAAATAATGTTGATATATCAACTCCACCAGACAGTATTCTAGATGTGACATATAAAGTATTTGCTGTCACATCATTTGTAAAATTTGAGAAATTTTGAAAGGTTTCTATTGGCATAATTATATAATATCAAACAATCTTAAATATTTAATGTTCCCACCTACGATAACTTGTATGAATGTATTTAATGCTGTAACTGTTGAAGTTGCTGTAGAAGTTATTCCTGTAAATCTAGTTCCACTAATATCTACATATTGAGTTGAACTGATTGTTCCATACACAGTTAGATTTCCATTTAATGTCCCTCCAGTTAATGATAGGAAGTTAGTAGGAGGATTTGACCATACAGAACTGTTCGAGTTTACTGTAGTATATGTGCTATTCCATTTAGTAGAATTTCCTGTTGCATCATATACCAAACCTTTACTGGATATATTGTTTACATATGTAAAGTCAACTTGAGAAGCTGATAAGTTAGAACCTAATATGAAAGTGTTCGAAAACCCTTTAGTATCGTTCCAATATCCACCTAAAATGCCAGAATAAGTTCCACTTGCATTATTATTACTTCCTCCTCCAATAAATGATGCACCTCCACTAGCACGATTTGATATACCACCTGATATAATTGATGCGCCGGAAGAAACAGTATTACAACATCCACCTCCAATAGTTCCACAATAGGCGGCACTTATAGTATTACACGATCCTCCACTGATTAATCCAACATCTGAAAAGCGAATAATATTTCGGATTCCCCCACCAATAGTTGAATTGCATGAGTAGTCTATACAATTATTACATCCACCTCCAATTGTAGAGAAACATGCGGTTATATTGTTTCCATATCCTCCACTAACAGTTGAACCGTAACCCCAACCACCACCGAGCCGATCTTCCCCTACATAATAATCACCTCCAGATATATTATTACCACTTCCTCCACCAATAAAACTTGGAAATATACAATAACAATATCCATTACTGTAGCTACTTACACTATTAGAGTAACCTCCAGCTACAGTATCATATGACATACATGCACTATTATTTTTTCCTCCACCAACTGTTGTATATTCCCCCCAAACACTGTTAAAACATCCCCCACCAATAGTTGAAGCATTAGCAGAATTTGAACAATTACATGCTCCTCCACCAATTGTCGCATTAATAACTGAAATCATTCTATTATTATAACCACCGCCAATTGTTGAATTGCAGCCAGTTCCATACATACAATTGCAGCATCCACCACTGATAGTTGACTGATTATTGGTAGAAAGAGTATTACATGAACCACCACCTAATGATCCACCATTTGATAAAGTTATATTATTTGATAGACCACTTCCAATAAATGAATATGGGCTGGCAGATATGAAACTACTTACACCATTTACAATTGTTGAATTTATTGAAGTGGCAATGCAGTTTTGATTTCCTCCTATAGAAGAAAAGTCTGAGGCTGATCCCTGCGGCGAAATAATATTTCTACATCCTCCAAATATTGTGGCGCAACTAGCAGACAATGAATTTGAAACCCCGCCTAAAATTGAAGAGGATATTGCACTTGCTGCTATGGTATTATTAGTGCCTCCTAAAATGGATGAACAACCACCTCTTATTATATTACCACAACCACCTAATATAGTGTTTAAGTTGCACCCACATATACTGTTGGATATACCACCTAAAATGGAACTAGTGCATGCTGATAGTGATATTGTATTGGAACTCCCTCCACCGATAAAATTACAATTTCCACATATTGTATTATTCCATCCACCAATAATAGAAGAGTAGTTGGAATAATTACTTCCATTGCCGAAAACGATATTACAATAACCTCCACCTATAAAATCAGCACAGCCAGTAATAGTTGAACCATATCCACCGCCGATGAATCCATATGCGCTACAATTGGTGTTTCTGCATCCTCCAAGAATGGATGCACAATTGGCAATAACACAATTTCCTATTCCTCCTCCTATTATGCTTGCTGTAACTATATCAATTCTGTTACAAAATCCTCCACCTATGAAAGCACATGAACCACCATTACTGCTGCTTAATCCTCCTACTATAGATGAAATTGCGCCAGATGCACAATTGCAAGTTCCTCCACCTATAAAAGATGTGGAGCCACCTGTGCAAATACAGTTGCATTGTCCACCTACTATCGTTGCACAAGAACCAACATTACAGCTACTTAATCCACCAACTATGGAAGAATAACTTGCACCTACTATGTTAGAATTTCCCCCTCCTATAAACCCACCAATAGTTCCTGAACCGATACAGTTACAAAGACCTCCACTTATAGTAGCACAATTTCCGCACATTGTATTACGAACACCACCACCTATAGTAGAACCTCCACCACCGTTGCAGTTTCTATATCCACCACTTATAGTAGAACATGCACCTGTCATATTACTGCTCACCCCACCGCTTATAGTAGAATAAGTTCCAGTATTACAGTTGCATTGACCACCACCTATAGTAGCACTTCCACCACTGTTGCAGTTTCTATATCCACCACTTATAGTAGAACAGTTACCAGTATTCTTACTACTTAAACCACCACTTATAGTAGAATAACCTCCAGTATTACAGTTACATCCACCACCACTTATAGTTGCACATTGACCAGTATTACAGTTACAGCATCCACCACTTATAGTAGAGGAAGTTCCAGTATTGCAGTTTTTATATCCGCCGCTTATAGTAGAGGTATTTCCAGAATTGTAATTGCATGATCCTCCACTTATAGTAGAACACGTTCCAACACTACAATTGCAAACTCCACCACTTATAGTAGAACCTGCGGCAGCACTTGCAATGTTTCTATATCCTCCACTTATAGTTGCACATGAACCAGTGTTTAAATTGCAAGCACCACCACTTATAGTAGCACTTGTTCCACAATTTATATTACAATTTCCACCACTTATAGTAGAATAGGTTCCTAAGCAGCTTGTGTTTCTATATCCACCGCTTATAGTATTACATGCAGCACAGTTTTGGTGACATTTTCCACCACCTACAGTAGAATGTGAAGTATTTACTAAATTACATTCTCCTCCTGATATATTGGAACTATATCCGCTTGCTGTATTGCATAAACCGCCTCCAATAGTTGAACAATTTCCGCTTGCAGTGTTACAACCTCCACCACTGATTACAGATGCCACACCACAGGCGACTTGAGTATTAGAGGTTCTTGTCTTCTGCCAATCTGTAGCGTAATTACCTCTATTATCTCCACCGACAGCAGTTCCATCAGCAATTTGAGCTACAGTTGCACCAGAACCACTAGACGCCAAAACAGCACTTCTATTTGTAGAGCCATATGCACAAATTCCACTATATTCAGTTCCAGTTAATGTTCCTGTTAATGAAATGAATGTATTGCTTATTGTTAACGTCCCATTTGCACTTGGATTCGGTGTTCTAAGCCAATTTGCACTATTTGAGTTTAAAGTAGTTTGTGTATTGACCCAACTAGCACTATTTGAGTTTAAAGTTGTGTATGCTGAATTTCCTCCAATCCAACTAGCACTATTTGAGTTTAAAGTAGTTTGTGTATTGACCCAATTAGCACTGTTTGAGCTTACAGTTGTAAATGTGTTAACCCAACGAGCACTATTCGAGTTTAAAGTTGTGTATGCTGAATTTCCTCCAATCCAACTAGCACTATTTGAGTTTAAAGTAGTTTGTGTATTGGCCCAATCAGCACTGTTTGAATTTAAAGTTGTGTATGCTGAATTTCCTCCAATCCAACTAGCACTATTTGAATTAACAGTTGTAAAACTGCTAATTCCTTTATTTATGTCTGGATAGAAAACGTTTATTAAATCTGTATCCGCACTTAAAATCTTTCCGGTTGTAAATATATCACCAGTAGAACTTATTTCTCCAACAACTGTCAATGTTTTGTTAGGGGATGAAGTCTTTATACCTATTACACCATCATTAGATGGGTTTAGAACGTTTCCTATATGAAGTGCTTCGATACCATCTCCATCGTAAAATGATGCAATATCTCCAGCACCAGCACCTTGATATACGTATAATGCTGGCCCAATACCATTATTTACTATTCTGACTGCTGTAGTAGTAGTAAAAGTAGTATTAACAAAATATGCGCCACTTAATGCTGTTATAGAACCATGAATTGTTAAATCTCCATATAAATTTCCCCCTGTCAATTTTAAATATGTAGAATTTGCCGAATCTTGAGTAACCCAACTAGCACTATTTGAGTTTAAAGTAGTATATGCTGAATTTCCTCCAATCCAACTAGCACTATTCGAGTTTAAAGTAGTTTTGGTGTTGACCCAATCAGCACTATTTGAGTTTAAAGTAGTGTATGCTGAATTTCCTCCAATCCAATCAGCACTATTTGAGTTTACAGTCGTAAACGTATTTTGCCAATTTGAACTTAAAGCTTTTAAATCGGTTCCTTGATAATTCCAATCAGCACTATTTGAGTTAACAGTCGTAAATGTATTTTGCCAATTTGAACTTAAAGTTTTTAAATCGGTTCCTTGATAATTCCAATTAGCACTATTTGAGTTTACAGTCGTAAATGTATTTTGCCAATTTGAACTTAAAGCTTTTAAATCGGTTCCTTGGTAATTCCAATCAGCACTATTTGAGTTTACAGTCGTAAATGTATTTTGCCAATTTGAACTTAAAGCTTTTAAATCGGTTCCTTGGTAATTCCAATCAGCACTATTTGAGTTTACAGTCGTAAATGTATTTTGCCAATTAGAGCTTAAAGTTTTTAAATCGGTTCCTTGGTAATTCCAACTAGCACTATTTGAGTTTACAGTTGTAAATGTATTTTGCCAATTTGAACTTAAAGCTTTTAAATCAGTTCCTTGATAATCACCTCCAATCCAACTAGCACTATTTGAGTTTACAGTCGTAAACGTATTTTGCCAATTTGAGCTTAAAGTTTTTAAATCGGTTCCTTGGTAATTCCAACTAGCACTATTTGAGTTTACAGTTGTAAATGTATTTTGCCAATTTGAGCTTAGAGCTTTTAAATCGGTTCCTTGATAATCACCTCCAATCCAACTAGCACTATTTGAGTTTACAGTCGTAAATGTATTTTGCCAATTAGATGAAACGCCAGAAACGAAACTTCTTATTACGACATCTTTTATGTTATCTATTAAACTTCCATCCCCTAGGATAAAGCCGTGAGCACTAACAGTTTGAGCGATTAGGGTAGTCGCACTAATCGTTCCTGTTATTGTTATATCATCTAAAAACTCTAAAGCCATTGTATGTTAATTATTTATGTTATTATAATGACTTTATACGAACTTAATGTTGGTGGTGTGTTGAAATGTATCAATGTATTATTAGCGTCTATTGTTTGAATTGAAGGATATACTAATGAGCCAGTAACATAGTTATATACCTGTGATAGTGTATTTAACGATGAAAAACCGTGAGTTATAGTGTAATCAGTGTTTATGTTATCTCCTATTACAGTTACATTCTTTCTAACATTTGCTGTTATATTAGTTAATCCGCTTCCATCTCCATAAAAATTTGTTGCACTTATGCTATATGATGACAAACCATAGAAAACGCCTAAATCTGCGTATAACGTATGGTCTATATAAACATTGTTGAAAAAATGTGCGGTTGTTGCACTTAAAGAAATAGCTGAAAGGTTATATACAGTTAAAGCGGGGACATATTGTGTTATTGGAGTAGCGGTTAAACTTCTAGACTCCCAATATGTTATATCTTTGGGTATATTTGGGTCATATCCTGTAATAGCAGACAGTGCATAAAAGTTTGCGTTGATAGTGAATATTAAATGTTCTCCATTCCCTGCATTTGCATCTGGCAAGGCTTTATATAACCATCCTTTGATAGTAAAGGAAGTATCACCAGCAACTCTAGCAACTGTTCCTGATGCAATATCTTGAGGATAATTCAATGTTATGTTATTAGACCATTCCACTTGACTTCTAATCTCGAAATCGTCCATATCTGGAACTCTCCAAGATAATACGATATAAGGATCAAAATACGGAGCAAAATTCGATATTATTTGATCCATATCCTTCTGATAACGTGTTAATATAGAAAAATTTACAGTTATGTTGATAGGAATAGGTTGAGGCATCTTTCCAGCAATTCGGGGGTTTGAAGTTTTATATGTCGATCCCTGTAACTTGTTAAAAACTCTGCTATTATCTCTTGAAATGCCTCCTATAGAAATTGCGACAACTGGAAGTTGAATATTTTGAGCTTTATCTGTTAAATCTAATAGAACTCTTTCTTTTGGACTATAAACCATTCTAACTTGGATTTTATCTTGGGCAACTCGGTCTTTATTATATCTTTTGACTGTAATATCGTCCATAGCAGCAATAAATTGTGCCATTAAGTTTTCAATCTCGAACTGAAACGATTCGTTCTTCATTATATACTATTTATTTAAGCCTGTGAAGATAGAATCTTAACTTTAACATCTTCAGTGGCTACATTAAAATGGTTATAAATTTTCCAAATATGTTCTATTTGGGTCATATCCTATTATAGAAGATAATGAATAAAAGTTTGCGTTGATAGTGAATATTAAATGTTCTCCATTCCCTGCATTTGCATCTGGTATGGCTTTATATAACCATCCTTTAATTGTGAATGATGTGTCACCAGTAACTCTAGCAACTGTTCCTGATGCAATATCTTGAGGATAATTAAACGTTATGTTATTAGACCATTCCACTTGACTTCTAATCTCAAAATCATCCATATCTGGAACTCTCCAAGATAATACGATATAAGGATCAAAATATGGTGTAAAATTCGATATTATTTGATCCATATCCTTCTGATAACGTGTTAATATAGAAAAATTTACAGTTACATTGACAGGAATAGGTTGAGGCATCTTTCCAGCAATTTTGGGGTTTGATGAACGATATGTAGAACCTTGTAACTTGTTGAATACCCTACTATTGTCTCTTGAAATGCCTCCTATAGAAATTGCGACAACTGGAAGTTGAATATTTTGAGCTTTATCTGTTAAATCTAATAGAACTCTTTCTTTTGGACTATAAACCATTCTAACTTGGATTTTATCTTGGGCAACTCGGTCTTTATTATATCTTTTTACTATAATATCGTCCATAGCAGCAATAAATTGTGCCATTAAGTTTTCGACCTCGAACTGAAACGATTCGTTCTTCATTATATATTATTTAAGTTATAAAGAGAGAATCTTGGTTTTAACATCTTCAGGGGTTACATTAAAATCGTTATCCACTATCCATTGACGAACAGCATCTTTAATTCTTCCTATATCTTTACCTTTAATTGTAGGAATGACCTTCATGATCAGTTTTCCATCTATTAATGTTGCCATTCTATCTTCAAATTCTTTAGTTGCTCCGAATTTAACAAATATATCTTCTATATAATCCAATCTGGCTTGAAATTCATCTGGTTTGAATAAAGGACTACCACGAGAAGCATCATCAGCATACATTGTAGATTTTAAATACGGCCAATTTGGGTCTTGACGAATTGCAAGGACTTTATTTTTGTTCAAATCTTGGATTTTATGTCCTTTCATGTGATGTTCCATTGCAAATTTTAGGGCACTTCGATCTTTGTTAGTTATTTTCAATCTGTCACATATATTATCCACCAAATATAACTCGTTTTCATGACCGTGATATGAATGTTTATCATCTTCTACTTTATGAGTAGTTGCTTTTCCTAAATCATGAAACAAAATAGCCAATAAATGAACAGGATCAGTCTCTTTAGAAGCACGAACAGCAGCTAAAGTATGATCATAAGCATCTCCTTGGACAACAGTATGTTTTTCGGGGTCTTGATGTTCAGGATTTTCAATGTTGAATGGTTCCAACTCTTTTTTATTTTTAAAAATTTGACCTTTCTTATGAACATATGCTCCCTCTGGATGATGAAGCTGGAAATGTAACTTGCCTTGGAGGTTTTTAACTTCTGGTAAGAATCTTTCTAATATTTCATTATCGTCTAAATGTTCAATGAATTTAGCCAATGATTCTCCACTATGAGAAGCGGAATATAATTCATCCCTTATTCTTTCTGGTGAAACGTTTTCCAGCAAATCTTTAAGTTCTATTACTGCTTGTTTAGTGTTTTCTTCTATTTCAAATCCCAATCTAGCAGCAAAACGCATAACCCTAATAATTCTAAGAGCATCTTCTTTAAATCGTCTCCTTGCATCTCCTACAGTTTTTACTATTTTGGAGTTTAAATCTTCTATGCCATTTTGATAATCTATTATAACTCCTTCTTTAGTTAATCCTAAAGCGTTAAAGGTTAAATCTCTTCTTGCACTATCTTCTTCAAAGGATTTTGTGATTGTCACAGAATTCGGTCTTCTATTATCATCAGACGTTTCAGAATCCACTCTATACTGCGCCACTTCAAAGTTATATTCTTTGAATCGTATTGTTAAAATCCCGAAATCTTTAGATGCTCCTATGTCATTTGTGTGGAAATTTTTTTCTAATAAATCCATTGGAACATTAGTTGCCAAATCTACATCCTTTGGTATCTTTCCTATTAATAAATCCCGAACTGCTCCACCAACAATCAGAGCTTCACCACCTAATTTTTCGATCTCATTTAATAAGTCTACAGCAATTTTTAAATATTCGTCTTTCTCTAGTAATCCATGCCAATTATCGACTTTTTGGGTTTTCAGTTTCTCTAATATAAATCTTTTCAAGTTCATTTTGTAATATTTATGGAATTTTCTTGATTTTTCTAGGGAATAGTTTAAAATGTGGCTATGAATGAGAGAAAAACACTGATCGTCCCTGATATTCACAATAAAATTGATATTGTAGATGAGGCCATAGAAGCATTTAAAAATACTGTAGACGAGATAGTATTCTTGGGTGATATATTCGACGATTTCGGAGACACTTTACAAGATGCTAAGGATTCAGCTACATGGTTGAAAAAAAGATTGTATATGCCGAACTATGTTTTCCTTTTGGGCAACCACGATTTGCCATATATGTTCCCTAAAAACGATTATCTTAGATGTTCTGGTAATACAAGAGATAAGTCTGAAGTTATTAATAATATTTTGAACAAGAATGATTGGAACCAGTTTAAGTTGGCATATGAAACTCAAGGATATTGGATTTCTCATGCTGGAATAACGAAACATCACTTTGAATGTCCTATTGAGGGCATTTCAAGCGACAGAATATATAAATTGTGTGATAAAGCCTTAAAAGATGCAGAATCTGGTGTATACAATTCTATTTTGGGTGCTGGTTATAGTCGTGGTGGGCCTGAAAGGATTGGTGGTATTACATGGTGTGATTGGAGAAGCGATTTTACACCTGTTCATGGATTGAAACAAATCGTTGGACACACAAAAGATAAAACGTTTCGAACTGCATATGTGCCAAACAAGAAAAATAAAGAAGGTGAGGCTTATTGTATTGATTGCGATCTAAAATATTTCGGATTGATTGACAATGGAGAATTTAAAATAGTTGAAAAAACAGATAAGGGATTTAAAACATTATGAAACATATAACAAAAAGCGCAGAACGAGAAGAATTTGATATCTATTCGGATTTTTCTGGTGAATATTTACATTATGGTGCTCCAGTTAGCATAAAATTCCAATTTGGTTATGGGAGTGATTTTGATATGGCTGATTTGGAGTTACATTTGAGCGATGAAGAAGCTAAAGAGATTTTAGAGTTTGTCAAATCTAGATTACATGCAAAAACTCGAATGCTTATGAGAAAGAAGATAGATGAACAGACTAAAAGTTATGATGATACTGTAGAAGCTAGAGATTGGCTAGGTTCAGATATCACCTTTAATGATATATCACTCTGTAATTTTCTTTTGGGTGATTAAATGTGGTTTGGCATCGTCTTTTGTTATTGATTCCTCGTCTTTTGAGTGCCATATTAGAACATACCCATTAGTAGTTAATAGTCTGTTTTCTACTATTATAATGCCATGATGTATTTTATTGTGACAATTGCTGCAAACATAAGATAGATTACTAGGATGATTCGGTTTGTCTATTTTTCTTCCTCTTATATGATGTTCCACTAAAATGTTGACCTCTTTACATATTTCACATTCTGAACATCCTCCTATATTCGATATTTTTTTATGTTTTCTTCTCACGTTTTTAATTATTGTTCTTGCATTTCTTTGCAAATGATATAATATGGTTGCCTACAAATGAAAAAGATAACAAATATATTAATCGCAGCGGCGATGTTAATCACATCGGCGTTTTCACTGAATGCAGCACCAAGTTCTTATGGAAGTTCTGAAGGCTCGAAAAGTTCTTTTGGAAGTTCTGGAAGTTCTGGAGGCTCGAAAAGTTCAAGTTGGGGTTCTAGCACATCTAAGCCTTCAGCACCAGCAGCTTCAAGTTGGGGGTCAAGTGCTTCTAAGCCTTCAGCACCAGCAGCACCTTCAAATTGGGGGTCAAGTGCTTCTAAGCCTTCAGCACCAGCAGCACCATCTACCTCTAAATCTATCTTTTGGGGTTCAAGTAACTCGACTAAAACATCTACTGTAAACGATGTTAAAAAAGGATCATCTACCGATTCTGCATTAGCAGCTAAAACTTCTATGACACCAGAAACGGTTAAGAAACGCTCGGATGTTGTAGAATCATTCAAAAGAGACAACGCTCAAACATATAGTAATAAATTTGCGAATGAACCTGCTAGCAGACCTACATATATCCCACAAAACTATAATGATGGGGGAACCACTAGAAATATTTATTACAACTATAATTCTGGAGGATATGGATATATGAATGCATTGGGAACTTTCATTTTATATGATGCTTTAACACATGCTGCTTATAGTCATGCTGATAGAGTTGTATATGTTGACAATAACGAAACATCTTCTAATGTAGGGGCTGTATTATTGTGGACTCTTCTTATTATTGGATTGGTGATTGGAACGATTATCTTTATTTTCAGAAAGGAGATTTTCTAAAATGATTAATCTACCAGAAAAAATTAAAGTTGGTGACATAGTAAACCTTTCAGATGAAGACTCTTTGAAATTGTCAATGTCTGAAGGTAAAGGTGTCACACCAAAGGAATACATAATCCAAAAGATCACTAAAGTTAAAGATTCGAGAGGATTGGCATCTTGGGAGTTGTTGCATTTGAACGAAAATGATATCATAATGATTAAAAAGGTGGATCACAACTTCGATGTCTATTTTCATACATATACAGGACTTCCAACTGGTAATAGGAAGCAACAAATAGATGCAGGATTCAATTGGTTATTCCAAGCACCTGAAAACGAAAATGATTATCATATTATAGATTTGAAATACTCTACTGATGTCATAGAAACTAAATCCACAGGAGAATCGGTGAAATATGATATAAAACCTCAAGGGGAACTTAGTGGATTTGCAACAATCGATCCTGCTTTATCTGGTGTTGGAGAACTTGTTGGAACCATCGTAGAATATGCAAATGCAGATGGTAGGCAAGCACTTATCACAGAAATAGGAGAGTTGAACAATCTCGATGGTGGATTAATAACTTTATATTCAGGCAAACAAATTCCTGCTAAAGATGTTGACTTCATACAGAAATAATATACAATACTTTAACAATATGGAAAAAACAATAAACACAACTACACTAGAAGACGAAACCGAAAAAGCATTCAAGGTTCTTAGATTGAACGAAGAACTTGAAGGTATGGCAACTAAAAAGAAAGCCATCACTAAAGCCTTTTCAGAAGAAATGAAAAGAATTAAGGGCGAAATTAAAGCCATTATATCCAATGAACCAACTGATGATCAATTAGTTGAAAATATTGGAGACGTTCACGACATTTAATCAATCAAACAAACACATGACAACAACATTAATCATATTAGCAATAATCGTGGCAATCTTTTTTCTTGGAAAATCTAGATTGTCTAAACTGGCAAAAAATCGTTTAACCGATTTAACAGAAAACATAGCGGACAGTCTTTCAAATCCTATCAAGGATGGGGAAGCTGATATTAAAGCCGCTCAATCGGAAGTCAGCCATCTTAATTCCACTATAGCAGAGTTGATAACTTCTACTAAGCAATTGGAAAATAGAACGCAAAACTCAAAACAAGACGTTACAAAGTTTGATAATATTGCTGTGGCAGCAGGTAAAGCTGGCAACAGAGAAGATGTAATCACCGCAGTAACACAGAAAAATAATGCAGAAAAGCAAGTAGCAACTCTAACAAAAGAAATTGAAAGAAATCATGCGTTGGAACTACAATTGAAGGCACAAGTTAAGACTTTAAGCCAAAAGATTGTAGATGCCCAAAATGGAAAGGTTAGATTGGCAGCAGTTCTTGAAAGCTCTGCTCTCCGTGAGAAGATTGCAAAGGCAGCAGCAGGTTCTACTTCAGAAGAAGGTCTTGCAGGGTTAGATAATCTTGCAAAGGCAGCAGATGAAGCAGAGGCAAGAGCAACAGCATGGGAAGATATTGCAAATACTTCCACTGAAGGAACAGCTACATCACTAGAAAAGAAATATAGTGGTGCAGAAGTGTCAGAAGACGAAATAAGCAAGTATATCAAAGCTACTGTTTAAGCTAATAAACCTGCCAGCAGAAATCAAAATCTGCTGGCAGGTTTCACTTATAAAAATATGTTACAAATTTTAGTCCTCATTTTTACGATAATATTCTTGATCAAGGAAGAGACTTTCAAAGAGGATTTGTCTTTAGCAGCCATCATTGTTTTTCTAGGCCAGTTCATGACATATGCTGTAGTTGCTATGTTTCATATATTTTTTGGGTATGTTGAATGTGGGAGAATAAATACAGAAACACCTATAGCGTCTTTAAAGAATGTGTCTGCAATAAATGGCGATTTTTTTCTTGGTTGTGGAAACATAAAAGGTATAGAACATTATTCATATTATCGTAAGACTGATAGTGGTGGATATATCAAAGAATATATACCTGCCAATGAATGTGTGATTTTCGAAGATTCCAATGAAAATCCTCACATTTCACATAAACTTATATTAGAGAGATTTAATAAATGGTTTATAATTTTTCAACTTCCTGTTCAACGTGAAATTCAAAGAGAATTACATGTCCCTAAGAATACAATATTAAAAGAATTTAGTTTAGATTAAATTATATGATTACTGCACTTACATACGATAACATATTACTGTTACCACAATATTCAGAGTTAGAATCTAGATCATTAGCTGATACTAAAGTTGATTTTTTAGGTAGAGTTTTCAATCTCCCTATAATGCCAGCAAATATGGTGGATGTTATAGACGATAGGTTGGCTAAATTCTTCAGTGAATCCGATCATTTTTATGTTATGCATAGAGGTGAAGGTTCAAACGTTGTAGAATTTGTCAGAACTGCCAACAGTGAAGCATGGAAAACAATCAGCATAAGTGTAGGTGTGAATGAAGACAGTTATCAACAACTAACTCAAATCAATAAAGAACATTTGATAATAGATTTTATAACTATTGATGTTGCCCACGGAGATCATATTAAAGTGAGAAGAATGATTGAATGGTTGCGAGAAACATTCACAGACGTAAAAATAATTGCTGGTAATGTAGCTACGGTAGAATCGGCATTACACCTTGAAGAGTGGGGTGCGTCTGCAATTAAGGCAGGAATTGGAGGAGGTAGAATCTGTAGCACTCGATATCAAACTGGATTCCATGTTCCAATGTATACTTGTGTTAAAAATATATGTGAATCAGGTCTTAAATTACCAGTTATTGCTGATGGAGGAATAAAACACTTGGGAGATATATCTAAAGCCGTCCATGCTGGAGCCACAATGGTCATGGCAGGAGGTTTGTTTGCTGAATGCGTTGATTCCCCTGCACAAATAATAAATGGCAAGAAACAGTATAATGGTTCAACATCATTTGCAGTTAAAAAGGAAAATAAACACGTTGAAGGCATATCTTTGACTATGGATGCAGGAGTTACAGTCGAAGAAAGACTTAAAGAGATTAAAATGGCACTTCAATCTAGTATTTCTTATGCTGGCGGAACAACCATAAATTCTTTGTTGCATTGTGAACACATTTTAGTATGATAAACCTTAAAAAACACGAAGTAGAGGAATTCCTTAAAGAATCTTTAAGAGTTAAAAGATTACAATTGGAAAATCTCAAAGATTTTAAAAACTCTTTAGAATCCTCAGAGATTCTATCGTTGAACGTTCATGGATT